ACTGAAGGCGGCTCGCAATGAGATGGGTGAGGATAAATACCGCCAAGAGTTTGAGTGTAGCTTTGACGCTGCTGTAGAGGGTTCGTACTATGGGCAAATCCTCAACGAGTTAGAAGACAAGAAGCATATGCAAGAGATTCCTTGGGAAGAACTTAGCAGAACCTTTACAGCTTGGGACTTGGGTATGGGTGACTCTACGTCTATCTGGGTGGCTCAGTTAGTAGGTACAGAGATCAGATTGATCGACTACTACGAGAATCATGGGGTGGGTTTAGACCACTACGTCAAGTGGATTAAAGATAACGACTACTCTAAAGCTGAACATATCTTGCCCCATGACGTTAGGGTTAGAGAGTTAGGCACAGGTAAGAGCAGACTAGAGATGCTTGAGGAAGCTGGCCTAGAGATCAAAATAGCACCAAGAATGAGCCTAGACGATGGTATTCAGGCGGTTAGGCGTATCTTACCTAGGTGTTGGTTTAACGTGCCAAAGGTACAGACAGGATTGAACTGCCTGAGAAACTACCGCAAAGACTACGATGAGAAGCGTAAGATATTCTATGAAAGACCACTTCACGATTGGTCAAGTCATGGAAGTGACAGTTTCAGATACTTAGCCCTTGGACTTGATGAAGGTCATAGCACTTGGGATAAGCCGATTAACAAAGCACCGAAATGGATTGTGTAATGTATGTAGAACGCCAAGGGGTCAATCTTGCCCCAAAGATAAAAGAACTTGAAATGCGTGTCGAAATGTTAGAAAATGTGGTAAAGGCATTACAATTGGAAAAGCCCAAAATGGGTCGCCCCCCAAAGGACAAACATGGCACAGAACGAATTGTTGTCGATAATTCAAGCGGAAATTGATGACTCGATTGGCTACATTGAGAGCGAGACTGTAGAGCAGCGCAAACAAGCACTAGAGGCTTACTTACGTTCCCCTTACGGCAATGAAGTTGAGGGAAAGTCTCAGATTGTTACAGGTGAGGTAGCCGAAGCAATTGATGGTGCGCTACCCTCTTTAGTTCGCATCTTTACAGGCTCAGATAACATTGTTGTTTTTGAGCCACAAGGCCTAAGAGATGAAGCCTCTGCCAAGCAAGCTACTGACTACTGTAATTGGGTGTTCAACAGGGATAACGAAGGTGTAGCCATTCTGCATGATTGGTTTAAGGATGCTTTGCTTCAGAAAAATGGCATAGTTAAAGCATACTGGTCTGACGAAGAAAACATCACTAAAGAGCGTTACTTCAACTTGTCCAATGATGAGTTGGCAATGCTTATGTCTGACGACTCAATGGAGATTGTCGAGCAAGACACAGAAGAATTCCCTATCCTAGATCAAATGGGTAATCCTGCGATTGACCAGATGGGTCAGCCAATGATTAACCAAATCCACAATGTTGTTGTTCAACAGAAAAAGATGGTTGGTCGGGTTCGCATTGAGAACGTACCCCCAGAGGAGTTCTTGATTAGCAAGAAGGCTAGAACTATTGCTGATAGCCCATTCGTAGCCCACAGACAGATGTTGACTCGTAGTGACTTGGTTGCTATGGGTTTTAATAAGAAGCAGGTAGAAGGTCTGCAAATGGATGATGCTCTTGCATACACTCCAGAGCGTGTGGCTCGTTTCTCTGCTGGTGAGCAACCTTACCAAGTACAGACTGATGACCCATCCATGCAAGAGATCGAGGTCTTTGAGTGCTATGTTAAGACTGATGTAAATGGTAAGGGTATTGCCTCACTCGTTCAGGTGTTCTACGCATCTAATGAGATTCTTGAGGATGCTAAAGGTAAAGAGATGGTCGAGGAAGTTGACTATGTTCCTTTCCACTCAATCTGCCCCATCCCAATCCCACACAAGTTCTTTGGTAACTCACTTGCTGACAGAACCACAGACATTCAGCTAATCAAGACTACGATCACTCGTCAGATTCTGGATAACCTCTATCTGACAAACAATGCTCGTGTTGTTGCTGTTGAAGGTCAAGTAAACCTAGACGACTTGCTTACATCTACAGCAGGTGGTGTTATTCGTGCCAAGTCTCAGGGTGCTGTATCTCAATTGGTTGTGCAGAACGTAGCGACTGCTGCTTTCCCAATGCTTCAGTACTTGGATACCATGCAGTCTAAGCGTACTGGTGTATCTGATGCTTCACAGGGTTTAGACCCATCTATCTTGCAGAACGTGACTGCTGCTGCTGTTGCTTCTATGCAACAAGCTGGTGCAGGTAAGATTGAACTGATGGCTCGTTTGTTTGCTGAGACAGGTGTTAAGTCTCTGTTTAAGGGCATCTTGCATCTCTTGTGCAAGTACCAAGACAAGCCTCGTTTGGTGCGTATGAGAGGTGAATTCGTAGAGTTTGACCCTCGCACATGGGCTAATCAGTACGATGTAGCGATTAACGTAGGTTTGGGTGCTGGTAACAGACAAGAGCAAATGGCTATGCTGAACATGGTTCTTGCCAAACAAGAGCAATTGATTAACCAGTATGGCCCTGCTAATCCTTATGTCTCACCTGCTCAGTATCGTTCTACCTTGGGTCGGATGGTTGAGTTGGCAGGATTTAAGGATTCTGGTGAATTCTACAAAGCGATCACACCAGAGCAAGATCAAGCATTGTCTAACCCTCCTCCACAACAGCAACAGATGCCTCCAGAAGTTGAGGCTTTGATGGCTAGGACTCAGGCTGAGATTCAAGCTAACCAACAGAAAGCCCAAGCTGATATGCAATTGCAACAACAGCAAATGCAGATTGATATGCAGATGGCTCAACAAAAGGCAAGCCTTGAGATGCAGTTAATGCGTGAGAAAGAGGCTGCTAAGTTGATGCTTGAGCGTGAGAAGCAACAGGCTTACTTTGCTATGAAGCAACAAGAGTTTGAGGTTGAGGCTCAACTGAAAGCTATGAAGGTGGGTGCTGGTATCACTTCTAATGTCGAGATCAAAGGTTAATCATGGCAACACAAAGAGACAGATTTAGATCGTTCAACGATGAAGATGGTGCTATGTCTCTTGATGACTTGCTTATGCAAATTCAGCAACCACAAATAGACACAGAGGCAATAGCAAGACAACAAGCTGAAGCACAGCGTCAGGCTCAAATAGTCGCTGAACAACGAGCCTATGAAGAACAAGCTAGACAGGCGCAAGCTCGTCAGGAAGAAATTCGTGTTCAAAATGCTGCTAGGTTAGCCGCAGAGCAAGAAGCTGCCATGCAAGCACAAGCGCAAGCTAGAGCGCAAGCAGAGGCACAACGTCAAACTGCTCAAGCACCAATTACTACACAAGAAGTAATTAATCAGATTGCTGCTCAACCTGCACAACCAGATAAAAACACAGTTATCAACAACCTAGTTGGTCAGATCAAAGCCAGAAGCAACACCTCTCAATGGTCAGGTGGCTATGGTGCTGATGACGCTACTAAGGACATGGCTCGTATTCTTGCTGAAACAGGAATCACAGACATTAGTCAGTTTGGCCCTGTAACCCAAGAAGTTCAAAAGATAGTTGGTTACGAGGATTGGGGTGACCCAATTTACCAGACTGTAACTGAGCAAACCTATGGCAATAAGGTAACTGGTCAAGCAGTACCTAACACCTACACAACACGCCAAACAGGTGAGTTCTTTGGTGGAACTTACGAGGGTAAAGGCAATACTGGATATGGTGTTCAGTTTGATGCTCAAGGCTTGCCAATTTTCTACACTCAAGGTGCATCAAGTGCTGACCCGATTGCAAAAGCCGCAGTTCCTATTGCTTCACTAGCTTTAGCGGCTATGGGTGCGCCTAACATTGTGGGTAATGCTTTGCTTGGCACAGGTGCTAATCAAGTGGCTGCTGGTGCTGTGGGTGGTGCATTGATTGGTGGTGGTACTGCTGCCCTAACTGACCAAGATATTGCCAAAGGTGCTTTGCTTGGTGGTGCTGGTGGTGCTTTGTCAGGGTATTTAAGTGGTGCATCTTCTGCTGAAATAACTGCTGCTTCTGATGCTGCCATTGATATGGCTGATTCTGGACTTAGCATTGCAGAAATTAACAACCAACTAGAGATTGCTGGATATAAGCCAGAGGTTATTTCGTCTGCATTAAAAGATGCTACTAATATTATTGCCTCGCAACCTGCACCTGTTTCTGCACCATCTATAGATCAAATAGTTACCCCTGTTGTTGAGCCAACGCTTTTTACAGGAGTCACGCCAAGTGCGCCTCTTGAAACTATCCAAATTTCTGCACCTGCTGTAGCCCCAAATATTAGTGATGTAATTAGTGCTATTGTTCAACAACCAACTGTTACACCTGTAGCGCAACCATTAGAAAATGTACAGATTTCTGCACCTGCTCCGACTCCGACTCCAACAGTTAGCGATGTAATTAGTGCCATTGCTTTGCAACCAACACCTGTAGCACAGCCAGTAATTACACCTGTTGTTGAGCCAGCACCTACCCCTGTTGAAATAACAACACAAAGGCCAACAGAACCAGTAGCACCAAATGTTATAAACGCTGTCAATACTGCATTACAAACCAATGTAACTCAGCCTCTTGAGAATCTCAAGATTACTGCTGAACCAGAAAAACCAACAACAATATCAGACGTTATTAGTGCTGTATCTTCTGCGCCTCCTCAATTGGTGATTAGTACACCAGCAGAGAAGCCACAAGAAGAACCGCCATCTATTCCTCTTGTCATGTCTCCAACAGCACCTACAAGTGTTCCTACTGAGCCTGTTAAAACAGAGCCAGAGAAAGAGAAAAGTTGGACAGCCGCTGAGTTGGCTGAGTTGGCTCGTCTTGGTTTGTTGGCTACAACTGTATTAGGTGCTGGTCAAACTGGCGAAACAGGATTCCCAATAGTACCTATACCTAGCGATTGGACAAGCCCAATTAAACCTATAGGTACTAAACCATTTACTCCATTGACACCGATTGACTTTGGTAGTCGTGAGTTATTGCGTGGCACTCAATGGGAGAAGTTCCTAGACCCTAACTATGGCAAAGTTCCTGCGCCAGTACAGTTTAACCAACCAAGTAACATGAGTTACGACAGACTGATGAGCATCTTGGGA